TTATCCACAAAACCCCAGAACTCTAAAACCTCAAAACGGTCAGCTTTATCTTCTTCTGAGTTATCTTCCATGATGTGTTCCCACCACTGCTTGCGGTAGCTTTCACCTAGTCGTAGAGCATTGTCTACAGCATTTTCACGGAAGTATGGACGATTTTTTAAGCCACGTACTTGAGAACGTGACATCTTGTGCCGTTCTACAACGTATTCTGCTTCTTCCATTGTAGCTGCATCTGGGTCTGGATAGAAGTTCCAAATAGATACAGATGTAGTTTGTGGAATTGTTTTAAACACAGGAGAATAATTACCATCATCATCCCAGTTTGGATATTCTTTATCTACAGCAAATGGGCCTTTCATAACGCCTGTACCAAAAAGTGCTGTTTCAAAAGCAGCAGCACGTAGATGTTTCTTTGCATGAGATTCTTCTAATTGATCATGTATTTTCTTTTCCATCTTTTTAGCTGAAACTTCAGCAGGGTGTAATTGTACAGCAGATGGACTACCATTTACTCCAGGTTTTACATCATCAATAACAGGCTCTAACATTCCTGTTAAAGCGCCAAGTCTTTCTTTAAACTCTGGTAAAGTTTCTCCTGGAAGTAGTTCAGCCATATCTTCATTAATTGCTTTCCGTACTTCAGGATTAGTTTCATAACTAACAGTATCTTGGATACCATCTGGTAAAGTTGTAGGGTCAATACTAATAGGAAATCTATTACCACCAAATAGTACTTCTGCTATTTGACCGTAAGCTGCAAGAACTTTTGTTTTGGTAACTTTTACAAATATACGAGATTTTTCTGTCGAAGTAAACTGTACATCAGGTCCGTATAAACCACGATAGTTTCTGTAAGCTTGAATCCAACGTTCTTCATCCAGTTGTCTAGCTGTATCAGCTTTACTGTATTTGTCTTTGACAAACTGAACAATGTGGCCTGTAAGTGGATCTCTATAGTCATCTTCAGAAACATCTTCTACTGCTGATGTCTCTTCCATGTCCATAATCATTTCTTCAAAATCTTCTTCTGCCATTTTATTTCCTTAGTATCCAAATGTGGGATCTGATGCTTGAAAGCCTGTACGTTGTGATGCAGGATCAAAATCAAATATGTTACTACGTGGTCTAGTCATTATACCATACCTTAAGGCATCATACAAGTGGTCTTCTGCGTGTGTGTCTACATCCTCTGGATTCTTTTTATCTAAAGGAATAGAGGGTAGCTGAGATATAAGATTAGTGCAATTAGAAAAAAACACAAGTTTAGGTTCTTCCGTAAATTCATCTATCTGCAATCGTCTATGCAGTTCGTTTTTACCTGCTATACGAGAGCCTCTTGATCTATCTGAAGGTCTCCAACGGCAACCTTTTAAAATCATTTGTTCTGCTAGGCTAGGGCCAGTATCCCCACGTTTGTGCCAAAGAGATGAGTCAAGAACTCCGTAACGTATATTCTCTCCTGATTCATTTTCTATCTCTAGTACCATGTCAGCTAGGTCAGTAGCTGTGACCTTTGATACGTAGAGTTCTCTGTATACTACTAGCTGTTCAGATCCTGGAACCATAGTAAACCAAAGAATGCCAGTGTATGAACCATAACCATAATCACAAGCTCTAAAGTGAACCCAGTTAGAAGGTATCTCATAAGGCTCTACTACGTGTATGTTCCTATTAAACTCAGGAAAAGCTGCACCTTCGTTTATATCCCAATCACCTTCGAGTAGTTGTCTACGTTGATGTTCAGGTAACGACAGAAGATTGGCTTCGTATAAACCATCGTCTGATAGATAAGGGTTGTCGAAAAGGGTGGCAGGAATAAACTTACGTTTGAACAGAGGCTCACCCTCTCGACTGTGACCTTTAGGCCACTGTATCACTTCTCCGTTTTCATCAGTAGCATGGAACGAGTTATTAGGCACTTGAGGATCAATAAACGTTCTTTTTACCCACTGATGGCCAGGACCGCCAGGGTTGCTAGTCGCTCTCATATACAGTGGCAAACCTGAAGCCCTTGTTGTACGGAGACGTGATCTCATATAATTCCATGCGTAAGGTGAAGGCCATTGTGTAAGTTCATCAAAGCCAATCCAGTTAAAGGCTTGACCTTGGTATCTCATAACGTCATCCTCTCTGTCGAGGTAGGACATCCACAATGTAGCACCTGATGGAGCTACCCAAGTTTTATCTCTTTCCATAAACTTTATTCCAGGTATAGCTTTGGGATAAAGTTGTTTACTTACTGATATAAGCTCTCTAAGCTCTTCTGTGCTCCTACGAACAAGTAGCATTCGTGCATTTGGATTCCCCAAGTACCGCACTGGGTCTGCAACCATCGCATAAGACTTACCGCCACCTGCTGCTCCTCCATAAAGAACTTCTTGTTCTGTTGCCGCTAAAAAACTAGTTTGAGGTCCAGGGTTAGGCTCAAAGATAACTTCTCTAGCTTTTTCAAAGTCTATTTCTTCAGGCTTAGGTTGGGCTGGAACTAACTCTTTCTCTGTAACCGAGTCTTTGGGTTTCAAGCTTTTCCGCTTTTTGTAACGCTTCTTTGTACCTTTGGGCGAGGTAACGTTGAGTTGAAGCTTCGTTCTTACGTTGTTGCTCAATTTTTACCCTCTTGTATAATCCTACATGTGAAATGTATTTTCCAGATTGAGTACTGAGCCAAGCTGCTACTTCTCGATAACTGTATTGCTTTATAAACTTCTTAGCTTTTTCAAACAACTCTAGTTCTTCTGGAATTGGTAGTAGTATATCACAATCATCAGGGTCTTGTCTATACCCAAATGGTACATGTCTACCAACTCTTACAACAGGTTGCCACTCATATTCACCATCTACCGATACAGGTTTGGGTAACTTCCAAGTTCTATTCGTCTTCATTAGCTTTCTGTGGTAATATAAATAGTGGATTAGCTGCAGATACTTCTACTTTTTCTGTTTTGATAAAACCACTACGGTCTAAAACATCTTTAGCAGCTGCCATTTTTTCTTTATTACCTAAGTCTGTAGGATTGTTCATAACCTCAAACATTGAGTATGCAGCTTTTACAGCTGACGAAGAAATAAACTTCTTTGTGAGGTCTGCAATTTCTTCTGCTAAAGACTCTGCAATAGCTTTTGTAGCTACTCCATCTGCATAACCTGCAAGTTTTCTAGCTTTAACTAGATTACCTCCAGCTTCTTCAAACAATACGTCTAAAAATTTCTGTTGTTTTTCTGTCAAATTTCTTGCCATTATGCCACCATATAAATTATAAAACCTAGTGTACTTGCACCTACTAAAAGGATAACACCTGATATACCCCAAGTAATTATTGCTTCTTGTATCTCTGCTTTACGATACTCTTGTTCTTTCTTTTGTTTACGTATTCTACCCTCAGTAGCTACAAGCTCATCCCAGACAGAAGGTCCATACGTAAAACTGATCCAGTCTTTTAGTTCTTGCCTCATAGCTTGAGCTTTCTTTTTAGCAGTAAATATTTCTAAAGCTTCTGCTTCAACAGAACCCCCTAATGATTTCCACCAAGGGGGGTTCTTGTTTTTCTGCTCTAAGTAGGATAGGTCGCTCATGCTGCTAGCCCACTGATTTAGTTGACCACCCATTTCTTGAAGATCTTTTCCGAATTGGAAACCTTTCTTCAACGCATTGAACGCTACGGTAGCTCCACCGATTATTGTAACTGGGTCCACGAGCCTCCTCCCAAAGTACTCCTAGTATCATTAAAGAAGTTATTGTGCTTTTCAAAGAGCTTTACCTGTTAGTAAAACCCTTTCTATATCACATCTACCTATTCCTAAGTCTCGTAGTTCTCTGTCAGTCATTCTGTTAAGTTGCAAACGTGCAATCTTACGTCTAGCTGATTCTGTTCTTGCTTCTACTATTCTATTAAATAATTTTCTAAACATTTTCTACTCCTATGTTAGCCCTATCTGGACAGGAGTAGTTATACTATATTTTACAGTAACTTACTACAGACAAAAATGCAAACCCGTTATGACTTTCCTGTAGCCTTTTTAACTACCTTAGTAGTCCAAGCTTCATTTATATCAGGAGTAGAAGGATCGTCTCCAAGAAGTTGACCCTTGTCATTACGAGCACGTACTTTTACCTCTTCTGTATCTTTTACAAAATCCAATACAGCAGGATCTTTAGTGTGCCATTCTCCACGGATATACTCTGCAAGAACAGCACCATATTGGTCTACAACCTTATCACCATCTAGTTTCATTATCTGCCACCACTTCCAAATTTAACCGTTGGTTTTTTGTTTCTTAATTTTTTAACTCCAGCAACTCCGCCTTTTGCACCAAGACCCACTTTTTTAAGATCTTTAACGTAAAGACCTACTTTAGTTAATTCAGCTAGAAGTTCATCCATTAAAGAACCTGGGTTTTTATCTACTTTTTGACTTCTTAATTTCTCTAATTTTTTCTTTGTTTTTTCTAATCTTTTACTTGCAGCTTCACGTTCACCAATACTTATCTTCTTTATATCGGAGTCAATCTTTTTTACTTTATTTTTTACAGCAACAGGTATTTTTGGCGGTCTACGATTATTAATAAGTGTTGTTGTAACTTTTTCTATAGCTAAAGAGCCTGGTTTAGCTACAGGAGGTTCACCTGAACCTGGACGTTTTTTAGGCCTTACAGTCTTTTTAGCAGCACCTGACTTTTCAGATATATTCTTACCTTTGCTATTTGCCCAAGCTGAAAGAGCAGAACCTTTGTACTTACCTTTGTTCTTCTCTTTCCAAGCATCTAGCTGCTCTTTAGTAACAGCAAGCATCTTCTTGCCTTGCTTGTTCGTGTAGTACATTGACCCTGCTTTTTTAGCAGCGGATATACTTTTATAATTTTTATATGAAGCCATAGTACTTAACCCTTCTTTTTAGTCATGCCACCATAAAACATTCCTGTTTTACGCATGTCATTCATTTTACCCATTCCACCACCCATGTAGCCTGACTTTTTCTTAGTCATACCACCGTAGTTGTAGCCCATCTTCTTGGCTACATCTGGTGCTTCTTTCTTAAGTGCTTTCATTCCTTCATTCATTGGTTTTTTCATAACGCCTCCTTCTGCTACTGCTCTATATGATTTAACCTTGTCGGCAATCTTTTTAGGTTGTTTTACAAACTGTTTACCTGCCTTCGTGCCTTTTCGTTTAACTCTGGTTGTAGCGGCATACTCACTGCTGCTAAGAGACTTAATAGCCTTATCAGGGAGATAACGTTCACCAGTCTTAGCACTAGGCTTACCACTTTTAGTTCTCCACTTTTGTTTAGTCCAAGACTTAAGACTTTTTTGTGGGTTTTTTAGACTCATTGTGAACCTTCTGTATTGCAAAGTTAGCAGACAAGCTTGCTCCTTTGTGAGGAACAAACTTACCTGTATGTTTCATTAGCTTATAACCACCATCAGGCTGTTTCATCCAGTGGTATCCTTTTGGTGCGTTTACTTTCACGTCTTGTACCCCCCACCTTTTGCTTTGTATTGTTTTGCAACCATCTGCGCTTTTCTTGCCGACCATTGCCCAGGTTTGCCACCTTTGGAACCTGCTTTAACTCTTGAGACAAGATTCTTACGCATAGTCGGTTTTGTGTAGTTACCAGCAGCATTTACAGTGGATTTCTTCTTCATGTTATTAAGCCTTACAGTTACAATCTGCACCGCATTTAATGTTTAATAGTGCACATGCAATTCTTTTTAAATATCTTCCAAACCATTTAATTACTCTCATAATGAAACTCCCATATTTATTTTTTTACACTCTGGTATTGCTAGATACCCTTGTTCTTGAAAGTACCTAGCTACTATTAATGCTTCTTGAACACATGCTTCCTCTGTAACAAACGTTGATTCTGTTTTAGCCATAACTTCGCAAGTTAATGCAGAAGGTCCAGTGCAGAGAAGCATAAAGGCTATCCACATTAGAAGCTAACCATAGCCCCTACTGTTACATCACCAAACTCTAAGTCTGCGTTTGTAGATACTTCAGTATATAAATTAATATAAGTGCTAGGTATCTCATACTTTGCAGTAAAGTCTAGTCCTTGAAAGATGTCTCCTTCGTCTAGCTCTAACATATCAATGTCAGTAGCTACACTTAGTCCAATACCCATAGCAGTTAATCCTGCTGATGGTGTTAGTTCCCACTCCCAGTCCTCTACACCAGTGGTATAGTTAATGTCAGAGTCTGCACCGATAGATAATGTCTGTCCTGCGACAGAAAAATCCATAGCTGATGTTGATGTAGCTGCTAGTGCAACTACAGTTGCGATTACCGTTGTTTTCATTTTATGATCCTTTTTTCCATTTCTTTGAGGGAGACTTCGTTTTTGAAGGACTCCACTTAACCTTATCTGCCCAGTATGCAGCAGACATTTTACCTTTTTTAATATTCTTTGCATGACGTGATTTAAAAGCTTCACGTTGCCCTGCAGTCTGGTTTGTCTTTACACCTTTTTGTCCAAACTTGATGTACTTGTACTTACCACCTTCAGAGGCCATAACATGATGGGACTTACCACTGCTATCATTAAGACGTTGAGGTTTGTTGACACCCTTGAGTCCAACCTCTTTCATTTTGTTTTTTACTCGCTCAGGTATTGCCATTATCTTTTTCCTGCTTTACTATTTCTAGGAAAAGATCTGTTAGCACGTTTAGTTGTTACTGACAGGTTCTTTGCACTATTATCCCTAGGATTACCATTACGATGGTTTACGTCTTTACCATCACCTTTTTTAACTACCCCTGCTTTTTTTAAAGTGTTACGAGCTGCATTACGTGAAGCTCTATTCTTTTTCTGTGCAGCTGTGCCTTGGTACTTTTTGTACTCGTTCTTATAATTTCTCATGTTTTATATCTTTCATACTTTGGATTATCTTTTCTTCCAAACAATCTTAACACAAAATTTATAAAGCCTCTAGCTATCTCTGTTGGAGTTGGTAGTAACCAACCAAGTATTAGAAGTAACATTACCCAAGGGGGTATGTTAGTATTAATAATATCTAAATTTTCCACTTTACCTGTTTCTACTTCTTTTATAACTTCAGTTTGTATAACGTCTCTACCTGCAGTAACTTCTTCTGTTTGTTCTACAGACATTACTGACTGTCTATTCTCTGCACCTATCTGTGCATTAGAATTTACTGTAGGACCGCCTGATCCTCCTAGCGACAGAAGAGTACTCAAACCACAACCAGATAAGAATAGAGTTAGAATTACCCATCGCATTACATCAGCTCAAAATGAGGCGCATCAATAAACGGCCTACGACCCTGAGACCTACGTAAGTCTACGTATGCCATCATTGCATCCTCAGCTGTGCCAGGATACGACCTAATATCTCCCTCAGACCAGGCAGCTCCCCACTTAACGGATGCCCCAGTCTCTTCTGCAGCTTGTTTAAAAGCATCACAGATGTTATCATACAGGTTTAACTCCCAGGATACGTCTGGGCCTACGTAAGCTACTACATCAACTGCATGGCTAAAGCCATCATCTTGTAATAGGTGCTTAGAACGCATAGTCTGAGATCTTCCTGCGGCTACATTAGCTTTTTGTTCATCTAGGGTACGTATACCCTGAGTAACTCCAAAGTCTATATCTGTAAGTTGTATAGCTCTTTCTACAACTCCAGTCATAGCAGGATGTACACCCTCTAATCTGTCCATTGATCTCTGACTTAGTCTAAAACTCATCTCATATCCTTCTTCATTGCTACCTTATTGCCCATTGGCTTTCCTGCCATGTAAGCTGTAGCTCCCATATATGCTGCTACTATACCAGTTTGTGCAATATAAAACAACCCTAACAAATCTGCAAGGGCTGCTACTCGTGTATCTGACATTAGTGGTGTAAATAGAACAACTGTAAAGCCGATCATCATCACCATAGCTATCCAAGCCATCTTCTTTTGTGACTCAGCCTTCTCTTCACGTAGCTCTACTTCAAGCATACGTTCTTTCATAGCTACTTCTTGTTCTGTGATCTTACCATCACCATCTACGTCAAAGTCTATTACCATTATTTCTCTATAACCTCTTTATTTCCACAGACACGTTCATAAACCATGTCTCCAACGTAGGCTTCAGCCCATTTGTTTTCAGTGAAGGTGCAAAAGTTCCACAGATCGTTTACATCTAGGTTTAATACGTCTAATTGTTCCTGCTGTTCTACTACTGTGTTCTGCAGATGTTCTATATCGTGGACTAGATTACTAATATACCAAACTAATGCTACTAATTGGATAGCCATTGCAAAAACTAGAGCTACTGGTATCTTTAAGCCATCCATTTAGTCTTCCCATTCTCGTTTTCTTCTGGGATCTAGAACATCCCTAGCCTTTAAATGACCTTCAAGGTACATAGCTCTCTCTACCCTGTCCAGAGAGTACTTTATACCTGTATCATTTCGTATTTTTTCTCTAATGTAGAACACATCGGATCTAGGAATGTGCACTCTACGGAGTTTACCTTCGTCTTCTGAAGCTAATGCCCTATAAAATTCCTCTACGACATTGTCAGAAGAGTACATTGTTGGTTTCTTCATCTAGTTATACCTAATTTTTAGGGTAAAGTCAACACTTTTTAAGTGGGACGACAAAAAAAGTTTAGATTTTGTCTTAAAGTATACTTAAAGTTACCTTAAGTATATAATAACTATTAATATATTAGTAATAATTAAAACTTAAAGTTACTTTAAGTATTCTTTATGTAATACTATAAGTAATTATACAGTATATTGCAGCCGAAGTCAACTACTATTTTTATTTATTTTAAAAAACATTGTAATTTATACACTGTGATTACAAAATAAAGGTTAACAGGCTGTTTTAGCTACAAGGTGCGACAATTTGTCCAAACTAAAAAACCCCATCTCTGTCATTGGGTATATATACGTACGGGCATACCCCCCGTGACCCATGCACCCGTTATGTTATAACGTAACATCTATCTCGCAGAATACTATCAGAACACATTCACATATTCGAATATGTATAACATATTGTTTTTATTGAGTATGTAATACAATATACTATTACATCACTGGTGTTATAGTATAACATAACGTTATATTTGCGAGTGATTCTCAATAACAAAAGATTTATGTACAACTTTATATTCAACTTTTTGAATATCACACGGTCATTATCCTAGTTGCGAACCATTCTCAATTAGAACAGAAACAGAACAAGAGAACAAACCGTGAATACTATCATGTTTCCTATGGGTGCACAGATGTTCCTATCAGTAAAGTTTCCTGAGAGTGAACATCGCCAAATATCGGCTAAAATTCGAAAGCAAATTTGAATACAGAGCTGCTGTATTAGCTCACCAGTTACGCAAAAAATCCTGTATCAACTATACCGCAGTTCCTAGGAAACTCCACACGGCTCACTACGTTTGATCTGATGCAACATTCAACTATTTGAATATGACATATTTTGACTATATTTGTGTCGTAAACAGACTATATCCATGTCGTTTTTATACTACGAAAAATTATTTTTATCTTTTTTAACTTTTTTACTTGACGCTATTTTGATA